TGGATCCGATGACCAAGAGAAAGAAGCTAAGGCTTCTGTTGAGTCCGAAGAGTCTGGCGACGAAGAGCTCGAAAGCTATAGCAAAGGCGTCCAGAAGCGTATCGCTCGCCTGACGGAGAAGTATCGCAAGGAGGAGCGTGACCGCAACGAAGCTGTGCGCTTGGCTCAGCAGCTTCTGGCTGAAAAGCAGCAGCTTGAAGGCCGGTTGAAGCAGCTGGACAGCGGATACCTCAATGAGTATGGCGCTCGTATTGAGGCGCAGATTGCTACAGCCCGTCGTGTTTACAAAGAAGCTTACGAGGCTGGTGACACGGATCGCATGATCGAAGCACAAGAAGCTTTGGCCCGTGCGACGTCGGATCAGGATCGGTACAAACTTGCAAAGGCTCGCGCCGAAGCTCGTGTTCAAACACAGCCGCAAGAAGATCCGGCCCGTTACCAGCAACAGTATGCTCAACCCCAGCAGGCGCCACAGCCCGCCCAGGTTGATCCGAAAGCTCAGACATGGGCTGAAAAGAATACGTGGTTTGGTCAGGACGAGGTTATGACTTATGCCGCGTTTGGTGTTCATCGCAAGCTGGTTGAGGAAGAAGGCTTTGACCCGCAGAGCGATGAGTATTATAGTGAAATCGATCGTCGAATGCGTTCGGAGTTTCCGCACAAGTTTCAGGCGTCGAAATCATCGGGGAAAAGTCAGGTCGCACCCGCTGGCTCTTCCGCATCCCGCAGCACAAAACAGGGGCGCAGGACCGTGAAGCTCTCTCCTTCGCAGATCGCTATTGCGAAACGGCTGAATGTTCCTCTGGAAGAATACGCCAAGTACGTAAAGGATTGATCAGATGACTGAGAACACACGCGCACCACGGGCAACGCAAACTCGCGAGAAAGAATCGCGCCGTAAACCTTGGGCACCGCCCAGCCGCCTAGATGCTCCGCCCGCACCTGATGGGTATGTGCATCGTTGGATTCGAGTAGCAATGCGTGGCGAGGAAGATAAGACGAACGTCTTTACCAAGCTACGTGAAGGATGGGAACCTGTCCGTGCTGACGAGTATCCTGATTACCAAGCGCCTGTCATCGATGATGGCAAGTATGCTGGGGTGATCGGCAATGGTGGCTTGATGCTGTGCCGTATACCTGTCGAAACTGCTGACGAACGATCCGAGTATTACGGGCTCCGGACCCGCGAACAAATGCAGGCTGTCGATCAGGACCTGATGAAGGAACAACATCCTTCAATGCCGATTCATCAAAGTCGGCAGAGTCGTGTCTCATTCGGTGGACGTGGTTCCTCCGAGTAAACTGAAAGCTAAAGGAGCTGAAAAATGGCCAATACAAATGGCGCATTCGGTCTTCGTCCCATCGGCAAGATGGGTCAGAACACCAACAGCACCGGTGCTACCGAGTATCGTATTGCTTACAACAATACGAACGCGATCTATCAGGGCTCTCCTGTCATCCCGCTGGCCGCAGGTGTCATTGACATCGTTGGCGCAGCTGCGGGCGGCACTGTAGGCCTGCTAGGTGTGTTCGCTGGTTGTGAATACGTTTCCTCGACCACCGGTAAAACCGTCTGGTCCAACTACTGGCCCGGTTCGGGTGCTGACTCGAACTTCCCCGTCAAGGCATTCGTCTATGACGATCCTTCGCAGCTGTTCGTGATTGCCACTGGCAACGTGACCACCTCGTGGGATACTGAAGCTGAGCTGCGTGCTGCGATCTTCTCGAACGCAAACTTCGGCACCGGCACTTCTGGTTCGACCACCACCGGTATTTCGTCCGCTTACCTGGACACCAATACCATCGCCACCACCAACACCCTGAACCTGCGCATCATGGGCATTCAGGAAGATCCGGAAAACTCGGATTTCACCGTTGCTGGTATCCCCGTAATCGTTCGTTTGAACAACCACTTCAACTCGCCCAACGGCGCGATTGCTGGTGGTACTGTTTCGACGACCGGCGTCTAAGGAGGGCTGAAATATGGCTATCTCGCGCGCACAACTCGCGAAAGAGCTGGAGCCGGGTCTTAACGCCCTCTTCGGCATGGAGTATGGTCGGTACGAAAACCAGCACTCCGAAATCTACACCACCGAGTCGTCGGATCGTGCATTTGAGGAAGAGGTTATGCTATCGGGCTTCGGCGCGGCACCGACCAAATCCGAAGGTTCTGCGATCAACTTTGACGATGCCAACGAAGCGTACACCGCCCGCTACAATCACGAAACGATTGCGCTGGCGTTCTCGCTGACTGAAGAGGCCATTGAGGACAACCTCTATGACCGCTTGGGTTCGCGTTACACCCGTGCGCTGGCTCGTTCGATGGCTCACACCAAGCAGGTTAAAGCTGCTGCCGTGCTGAACAACGCCTTCACTGCAGGCGCTTCGGCAGGTGGCGACGGCAAAGCTCTGTGTGCAACTGACCACCCGCTGACCAGCGGTGGCACTTTTGCAAACGAGCCGGCGGTTGCTTCTGACCTGAACGAAACCTCGTTGGAAGATGCTCTGATCAACATCGCGGGCTTCGTCGACGAGCGTGGTCTGAAAGTTGCCCTGCGCGGCATGAAACTCATCATCCCTCGCCAGCTGCAGTTCGTTGCTGAGCGTCTGATGGTTTCGAACCTGCGTGTCGGCACTGCAGACAACGACGTCAACGCGATCCGTTCGATGGGCATGCTGCCTGAGGGCTACACCGTCAACGACTTCCTGACCGACCCCGATGCTTGGTTTGTGAAGACTGACGCGCCCCGTGGCTTCATCCACTTTGAGCGCACCCCGATGTCGACCGGCATGGAAGCCGACTTCGACACCGGCAACATGCGCTTCAAGGCTCGTGAGCGTTACAGCTTCGGCTTCTCGGACCCCCGTGCGGTGTTCGGTTCGCCTGGCGCAGCATAAGTCCTACCACCCTCCCTGTGGACTTATCGACTGGGGCGGTCTTCGGATCGCCCCTTTCTTTTTCTGCAACCTTGTTATAAACTGCGAGCAGGGCAAAAACTCAGCTTCGTAGACAGGTATCCGCCCTCCTGACGTTGCACAGACTACGAGGCTAAACCTTGTGCAAAGGGTACGAACATGGCTTCGACTACTTTCTCTGGTCCCGTTACCTCGACCAACGGTTTTGTTGGTGCTGTGACCGCAACTACGGTCACTGCAACTGGCGCTCTAACTGCTACTTCGACCGCAAACGTGATCGTGATCCCCACTTCGGATCCCGGCGTTGCTGGCGCTATCTGGTTGGATGGTGTGACTCTTTCGATCTCCGCTGGTTAAGGAGATTTGAAATGGCTGGCTCTGACGTAAAGGCCAAGTACATCGCAGCTGACACTACAGCTGCCGACGCCGATGGGGTCTGCCAATCGCAAACTCCAGCCGCAGGTGGTGAGCAAAATCTCACTATCAACGGTGCGTTAGCTTCTGGTGGTGTGGCTACGTTTACGGCGGCACGCTTGATCACAATCACTTGTGCGGGTGCGGATGATGGACGTACGTTCACTGTCACCGGTACTGATGTGAATGGTAATGCTCAAACGGAGACTATCGCTGGCGCGGATACTGATACTTCAACTGGGACGCTGTACTTCCGCACAGTGACTCAGGTTACGGTTGATGATAACACTGCGGCGGCTATCACTGTCGGCATGGCTAACAACTCTATCGATGTTATCTATGCTGGTCGTGCACGTTTGCGTGGAATCTACCTGATCCACTCAGGTACAGCAGGTGTATTGTCGTTCACGGACGGTAGCGCAACAGGCACAGCTCATTTGCAGCTGGCAACTGTTGCTTCGGCGGGTAGCGACCGAGACATCATCATCCCTGACGAGGGGATCATGTATGATGGTGGTATTTACCTTCCATACACAGCTGGGACCACTGTGTTCTCCAGCTTCACCGCTATGTACAACTGAGGTAAAGAATGCCGACCTACGACATCAGATCGATTACGCAGGTCGGTACTTCTGAGCCGTTTGAACTTCAAGTGGCCAGGGGTCAAATCCCTGGCCATAAAACTGTGTTTAAATTTGGCTACAACAGCGATGTTGGAGCCACAAGAGAAACCATCTGGGAACAAGGTGGTTTGTATTCCTACCCTGCATCAGCCACAGTAATGACTATATCAAGCAGTTCGGTTGACGACACTGCCGCAGGAACTGGTGCAAGAACGGTTGAAATTTTTGGCCTAGATGGTGATTACAACGAAATAAACGAAGTTGTCACCTTAAATGGACAAACGGCTGTTAGTACCACAAAATCTTATCTGCGTATAAATCGCGGCATTGTTCGCAGTGCAGGTAGTGGTGGCGCAAACGCTGGCACACTTTACGCAGGAACAGGTACGGTTACATCTGGGGTTCCAGCTAATAT